TCGCACATCAATCTGGAAGTCGGGGTCGTAGCCTAACAGCGTTTCGAGTATCTTCATGCGCTGATGCCCGCCAATAATCATGTTGTCGGTGTTGATAATGATTGGGTCTGCAATGCCAAATTTGGCGAGTGACGCTTTCAAGTCCTTCGCCTGTTTATCTGTAATTTGTCGCGGGTTTACCTCGTAAGGAATAAGCTCCCTGATTGCCCGCCGTTCGTTATGCCAAATTATCTTTGCCATTCCACCTCCGTCATCTGTAACATTAAAATCTGATTAGAGTTTATAAAACCTATTGACTTTTTGAATACGTATGCTATAATCAATATAAGATAATAAACAAGTAAAGAGAGGACAAACAAAATGAATACCAACTCGACCATCACAATCACAGTAAATATCGCAGCCAATCGCAAGTACGAAGGCAACGCAGAAATCAGAATCAACTTACCAGAAGAAGAAATCCAGCGACTTACCAACGGCACCTTCTCCCAAACACTCAACAAGCTTGTCGAGCAGGCAGTGAAGGAATACAATGAGCGAAACAACCAATAAACAGCGCGGAGGAAAACGACCAGGAGCGGGGCGCAAGCCCCGCTACGGCATTCCAAAGGAACAAAAGACCGTCCGGCTTCCTCCAGAATGGGTCGCCCAGCTAATCGCTGAATTTGGATCGTTTCAAGATGCCGTTGAAACATTAGTCAAACTCCACCTTGAAAAAGGATAAGTGCGCTTCTGCAACGATCATCGCAGGCACTCCAGCGCGTCACTGATGGAGCGCACCACGTTCACCTCGCCCTGCCAGGCTGCGTGCCAGTCCAGTTCATCCGGCGTCATGTCACCGCTGGTCATCTTGACTTCCATCAAGATGTTTTCACCGTGCCAGCCGACCAGGAGGTCAGGGCAGCCATGCCCCACCATGTGAAGACATTGGACGGTTGCCCCGATGCGGCGCAAGGCGGCGACTATCTCCTTTTGATTGGCGTCCACTTTGGCGGCTGTGCGTGGTGCCATTTACTTGCTCCCGAACCCCAGCGCAGCCAGGGCGGCAGCGATAATCCCCAGCGCGCTGTTGATAATTGACCAGTTTTCTGATTTTTTTCCCAGGGCTTCAACATCATCTTCCAGCGTGCGCAGCTGCTGGACGCGGGTTGCCTGCCCTTGTTCCAGGCTGTTTAGCCTGGCTTCGTGGGCGGCTGCCTGCCGTTCCTGGCACGCCTCCATCCGGTCAAGGCGGCGCAAAATCTCATCTATTTTCCCGCCTAACACGGCTAGTGTCACTTTCCCGTTGCTGCCTGCGGCGTCCATAACTGCCTACTTTTTCGGGAAATAGGTGGAGATAATCTGGTGGATGTAGTTCGCACCCCGCCCGATGGCAAGCCCGGTGAGGACGATGCCGAAGGGGGATGCGTTCAATTCCACTTCCAGCCAGCTGGCAATCAGGGCGATCAAGTCAAACTGATAGATGAATGCCGCCACGATGCCAACGGCAGCGGCAACGTACATCAGCAGCCACTTCCACTGTTCCAGGGCTGGCACATGGTTGGCAATTTCCCCGAAAAAGTATTCCACCATACCCTCAACGAGGAAAGCCATAAATAAGATGATTCCGAGTGTCCCGATAACTTCCATCTTTCCGCCTTTCTAAAACGAAAACCGCCCGATAGTATCAGGCGGTCGTCTGATTATGACACTAGTCCTGGGCGGGGCGTTACTCCCGCTATAACCGGGTTGGTTATTCAATTGGTAACAGTATAGCATGTTTCAGGTGTCTATACAAGCACCCTGCGCCTTAAATCTCTTTTTATGGCGGTCAGCATAATTTGAGTTCCACTGGTAGGGGGTCTTACACTCGGCACACACCCCATCCAGCTTGGTGACTGCCAGCCCGCCCACCAGGAGGTACACGATCCCCCTGCAGGTTGTGGTTTCCCCTATAATTTTTCCGCACGTTCTGCATAGGACGGGGTTCGATGTCATGCGGCTGCCCTCATCAAAACACCGCCCTGGACAACGTACCTACCATTATAGGTCTGGACAATCAATCCGTCCGGCAGGAAGCCGGGCGCAGCCTCCTTGACTTCCGTCCAGTACAGTTTGCGCCCCACGAAATAGGGGGCATCCTCATCTGCACCAAACACCCGCCGTGGCTGCATCGGGTTGGGTGTCATGTTTTTAGTCATTATGTCAATCCTTTTCCTGGGCGCCCGCTATCAGCTTGCCTCTAATTATGTTTGCTGCTTGCTTTATCCGGTTGTAATCGGTGCCGATCCACTCGGTGTACATTTGGCAATTATCAGAGAGTAGCCATAACAGGGCGCCCCAGTCCCCTAGCTGTGCATCGGTTAGCGCCTGGGCTATCACGGCTGCCGCTAGCCTCCGGTACCCGTCCCTGGGTTCCTGCTGTGGTTCCGTTGTGCGCCCGGATATTGGAATCCGCATCAATCACCTCCGAATCATCACTTCAATATGCACACCCTGGAACGTGGCATCCACGCCCTTTTTTGCCAGCAATGTCACCACCTGGCAATCATCCCGGAACACCTCGCCCTTCATCCCGCACCTCCTGTAATCGCAGCCCCGGCAACGATCACCGCCAGGGCAAGGAAGATAAAGCAACCCATCTGCAACACGACTGCCATCGCCAGGCTGCGCACTTTCCCCGCAGCCCAGCCGAAGATGACCGCCAGTGCCAGCAAACCAATCACCAAAATCGCCACTGTCATCTCACTCCTCCGTTTCCATCGGTACGCCAAACCGCGCAAGGCTGTCCAGGTATTTCTTGCTCTCATCCGGTGGCGGGTCGCCTTCCCCCCTCCAATCATCCGGCACCCTCCAGCCTTTTTTGATCCTAAACAATGCCAAATTCTTGTTAGGCGCGGTGGCACAGTGATACCTAATCATCCGCTCGGTAACATGCGGAAGTTTCGCTACCTCCTGGGCTGCCTGCCCGAAAAAGCCCAAATTTTGCATGACTTGGAAATTTTGCAAGTCCCGCCCCCTTAAGTTAAGTAGGTTATCACTATTTGGAGTATCTCTTAACTTAACCTTCTTAAGAGGACTTGGAAATATTCCAACTCCCGGCAATTCAGTTTCTTCTGTTATTTCCTCCACTTCCGGGGATAAGTCAATCACGTCATCCGGTGTTGCCGGCAGGGGGGGCTGAATCGCTTCGGCAATTTGCCATCCATACCGCCCCACCCTGGACACCTTATTCATTGTTTGCAGGTATAGAAGCGCGTCCTCAACGGGCTTGTATGAGTAGCCGGTCATGCTGCAGATGTAGGACACGGATACCGGCTGCGCCTGCGCCATCAGCAGCACGATCACCGATAGCGGTGCGCCTTTCAATGCCCTGATGTCGGTGGGGGTGATGGTCATTTCGTCTCCTTCTTGCTCCAGCCATCGAAGGGTATCCAGACCGTTTTGCGTTCTGTATCCACGAAGATGATGCCTGGGTATGTCTTGGTACGGATGACAAAGTGTTCGATGACGGTCACGGGTATGTCGGTCATGGCAACCCTCCAATCACCTGGGGCAGAAAGTACAGCACCACGAACAATGCCACGAGTGCCAGGAATATGGCGGTGATACGGTCTGCGGCAGTCTGAAGTTTGCGCCTCATGACCGCCCCCCGAAGAATGACAATTGCCCGCTCCATTCCTTCTGTGCGCTTGCGTTTAGTGCGCGGTAGGTTTCCTGGAGGTCTTTTATCCGGGATAGCAGCTCGGCATTCACAAACTCGTCAAACTCCCCCATATTGGCAATTAGATAATACCCAGGGTTGGAACCCGCCGATGAACCAATTAACACGCCCTGCTTGCGGAGGGCTGCGATCTCCGACCTAAACTCCCGCTCGGTCATGTAGAACCCGGCTCTGGCTAACTCATCCAGCAGCCGGTCTTTTGTCATGGCGCGCTCGCGCCCAACGTGAAAACCCAACAAGCGGATAATTTCAGCCTGCTGGGGTGTTATTGCTTGCGCGTGGTATGTTCCTGCCGTCTCACTCATCATCATCCTCCATGTTCGTGTCCTGTGTCGGCTCATCGCCGTCATCCGATACGCCCCACCTGTCGGCAGGGGGTTGGTCGCCCCCTGCCTTGTGGGTCATTTCTTCCAGCCGCCGCATGATGATTGTCCAGTTCATGCGTCCCGCCGGATAGATACGCTTGGTTGTCCTACCTTGCGCGCCTTGATAATGTCAGGGTGTGCCGCTGCCAAACCGTCCAGGAATTTGGCGTCCCACGTGACGCGCCCGGCGGTATAGACCAGGTGCAAACCAAACCCCTTGACGCTTTTGCCCTCCTGGATAACGGCTTCCTTCGCTTCATTTTCCAGGGCAGCAATCTTTTGGTTGATCGCCTCAAACATCGGGGCGGTTTCTTCCTCCAGCGCGTCCAATTGTGCCTGGACTGGCGCAAGTATTTCCTGACGTTTCGTTGCCATGTCAGCGTTCAATAAATCTCGCTGCGCATACAATTCAGATAGTTGTTTCAATAACTCGTCCATTTTTCTCCTTTATGCCGTCACCTGTTCTATGCGGTCACGGATGCGCCGGATAATGTCATCCACCTGGCTGCGGCTCTCCCAACAAATTTCCTCCGGGATATTTTCATTGTCGTCATACCAGGATTCCCATTCCGGGTCTTCCCGTTTGAGTTCTGTCAGGGCATCGCCAAAGTCCAGCTTTGCGAGCCGGATGGCTTCTGTCTGTTCAAACTGTGCCATCTGGCGGTCAATCTGTGCAGCTGCGCCCGTCCTCTTTCCATTGATCGTGAGTGCCATTATTCCCCCCTTTCCGGCATGGCGTCTAGCAGCTGGTGAATTTTGGTTGCGATATATGGGGCGCGGTATTTGAATAACACATAAAATATTTCTGACAACGTATCCCTGATAGTGTCATAGTAGATGTTATTGCTTACCTGCCACCAGTACGCGCAGCTTTCCAGGTCGGTGGTGATATATTGCCAGTCGTTATTTTCGTCTTGCACCAGCCAGTATTCTCTTGCCAAATTGGCAATTTCCTGCAAGGTTTGGGTGATTTCTTCCGGTGTCATTCCCCCACCTCCCGCCGGTGACGAATGATTACTATTATGGCGTCACGCTTGTTTTGCAGGGAGTCCAGTTCGTCAGCCTCCAGGTGGTTCTCCTTGATACGTTTTTCGATAGACCGCAGCATGAATGACAGTTTGTCAGTGGGAATGTCACCGTACCGCTCGCCGTGCTTGTTGGTGATGGCGCAGGCTGTTTCGTAGCTCATCGCGCTGGTTGGCTCCGGCATTTCTTCCGGCTCCGTGACGGTGATGGTGGGCATGATCTCGCCTTCGTCATCCACTTTGACAGGGATGGCACCTGGTACTGTTTCGATTTCCGTTTCGTCCAGCATCCCTAAACCGCACATGGATAGGGTAAGGCGGCGTTTTGCCTTCGTGACCGCTTTCATAAGTGCGTTGCCATAATCGCCCCTCATATCCTTTTTGGACACCACGCCGATCTCAACGTCACGCCGTCCATCCGGGGTCATGCCGTGTGCTGTTACAATAAAATCGCTGTCGGTTTCCTTCACCTGGACGTCTACAATGGACACGTTATGGACGCGCCGCAGTTGGTCGGTGGCGTCTTTTCGTGCGTAAAGGGTAAGCCGCCCGTTGAGTTGGATGTACTCAAACGGCTTGGTGAGGGGGTTCAAACCCAAACTGTCACAAACTGCCCGGTAGTAGTTAACACGCTGTTCTGGCGTCAGGCGGGAAAGGTCTCCACCGATCACCACTTGTTCCACAATGCTGTCGTCTGTTCTTGCAATTTCGTTACCCATTGCATCATTCCTTTTTTTGTGCTATCATTGGGGTAGGTAACCTCCCTTACCCCTCATCCCCCGCCACCTCGCCAGCGACGGGGGGTATTTTTATTTGGGGGCGATCCAGGTGAGGACATCCCCACCGTCTAGTAGATATTCCTCCATATCAGACCAGCTTGTTGCCTGCCTGCGGATGAAGGCTGTCACCTCTTTCCATTTCGTACCGACACGGCAGCACCCCTGCCCACATTTCTGGACTCCATTCAAAATAACTAATTTCCTCTGCCATCACTCCTCCTTCGCCGGGTT